ACACAACATATATTAAAAGCGTAGATGACGTAGAGTCATCACAAGTTTTCCATTAAACTATCCAAGTCAAACTCTGGTAACTCGATTGTGTCATCGCTCGTTTCCGACGACACACAATTCATCAGTGTATCGACTGGGATGCAGAAGTCAGCCGCCCTGAATCTCGCTCTTTGACACTCCATGGGGAACTTGATAACAGTGAAACGTCTGAGAATGGGACCGAGGTCTTCCTGGTTGAGAAAACACTGCTCAGGTGTGTAATTGCTCAAGACAATGATCTTCTTGGGACGTAGCCCTTGAAGACATCCTCCCTTGATCTCACCAGGGAAGGGGTATCTATCGGCCCATTTCTTCAACGCTGATGCTGTTAGGTCGTTCTTGGGCGACCATTCTTCGATGGCGACAACTTCTTGGTGTTTGTAGCCGTCCCACCACTTGTTGAGCGCTTTGGCAAAGTGCTTTGGATATAGTTCCCATAGTAGCCGAGACTTCCCTGTACCGGAAGGGCCGACCCACCATTCATGTTGTAGGTCGCCCTCGAGCGGACGAGCTTCGGGTGCATACAGGGATTCCAGTCTTGGACCATGGACGAGGAACATCTGTGGATCGGACTCTCTAATCGTGTCCATGTCTCCCTTTCTGGCGAGTTCAACGGCGTTGGCGTATCTGGCCGCGTTAGCAACTCCTCCCTTCTTTCTTGCATCGGCCGCATCCATGGGGATGTCTCCAAATTCGAAGAAGTTCCCGTCTTTAGTGCAGTAGTCACGGTTTTGTTTCGCTGACCCGTTAGCCACGTCCAAGCGCGCACGAGGAAGCAACCGCGCGACCGCTTTGCGTTGCCGTTGGTTGTGGAAGTACACATATCCCTGTAGGTGTGGAGTTCCGGTCTCGGGAGCCAGTTCTCGTCCGTAGACGACGTAACGAGCGAAGCTTGTGATGATGTTCTGGATGTGTTGCTCATCTTGGTCGTTGTAGTTGTTAAGCGTGAAACACCAGGATCTGAACTTGCTTGCGGGGTTCATGGCGAAATGAAGAGTGGCTATAGCTCCTAGGTCCGTGAGGTTGGCTCAGCAGAGCCCACCCCACATTATTACCTAGGAGCTACTGAGCTGAGCCAAGTTGAAGTTTGGAAAGTATCTGAACTTATTTTAAGATAAGTCCAGAGCAAACTGTACTTGGCTTGCTCTTCTTCTTGACTCATTTCTCTTTTTTCTTCAAGTCGAACACGTGGAATTTTCTAAAAAATGCCGCGACGACGTGCTTCTCCGCGATCATCCGTACGTTCGTACAAACGACGACCTTCGTATCGTCGTCGTCCTGTACGACGTCGTGCCAGTGTGGCTCGAGTGTATCCACGGCGCCCTGCGCCTCTTGGATTGACGAGTCTCTCGAAACAGATCCGCAAGGTTCCGTTTCTAATGGCGCATATTGATCCGTTTCTCCCCGTTGTTCGGGGAGTGAAGGTCCCTGATACCAATACTATGGAATCAGATACCGTTTTATGTACCGATGAGTACTCGTTTACGATTACGACTGGTACCAATGTTAAGTGTGCAGCATTTAACCCTGCTCTTACTAGCACCGTTGTTGGGACAACGGAAGGTGCTGGCGCTTGGACTTGGGCTGCAGCATTTGCAGGAGGAACAGATGTTGCTCAACTTGCAAATATCGAAGCTGCCAGTACGGCTTACCGTACAGTCGCACATGGTATTCGAATTTCTTCGACTCTTGCGCCGACTGCTGCAACTGGCTTTGTCCATATTGCAATTTACTCCCCAAGTACTAATGCTACTACATGGCCTTTCCCAACCACATTGTCCCAGATGCGTGATTTGCCATTCTACCGTAAGGTGACTTTGGCAAGTTTGACACAGTCTCCGTTGACGGTGGTGAATAAGTTCCTGGACCAGACCGCGTTCCGTTATACTGATCCATACGAAGCATCTGCTGGTTTTGGAAATAGTAGCCGTGGCTATTTTCAGGTCACTCACTCGTGGGCCACGATTTTCGTGGCTGTTGAGGGTGCTCCAAGTGCGTCTAACGCTCTTGGTATTGAGATGGTTTTGCATGCTGAGACTATTTCGAAGGCTGGTGCTTCGAATAATAGTTCTCCAGCTGCTCCCGGGAACCCAGGTCTTATGGCCGCTGCTGGCCATATGGCCGCTAACACGAATGCTTCGCATTTCGAGAGTGAACAAGGTTCAATCTTTTCTCAAGCTACCGATGCTATTTCCGAAGGTTTGCAAGCAGGTGCGCAGAATGTGGCCGAATGGGGTGCAACAACGTTGAGACATGCAGCAGAACAGGCAGTGTACACTGGCGCCTCTGCATTGTTTAACGCTGTGGCCCCGAATGTCGGAACCCAGAATGTTAATGGCCAATATCGTCTGACAAATGGTTGACTAGGTATGTTATGTTAGAACCGATGGATATCGAACCCCCGTCTGACATCGTCACTCGTGCCCCTCCTCCTCCCAGGAATGTAGAGTTCGCGGTGTACCCCCCGGGTTACGCATCGTCTAATGCTCGTCGTGCTGTCAATGCTAATGCTGCTCGCCAGCGTCGCTCTGACATACATTACGAACGTAGAGGTGCTCGTATGACTCGTGGTGTTATTGTTCCATATGGCGAGACTCCAATGGAAGTCGAAGACATTGATGAGCAATACCATGATGAATTGTAGTGTTTAGGAAACGATTTTATATGTATAATATATAAAATACAGATGGCGAAGCCAGATGTATTTTAGTGTGAAGTTCAATTGACTATGATCTTATTCGCTCGTAAACGTTAACGTGCTTTAGCCAAGTGATAGTGTTAGAGCTCTTCTCCCTCATCGTCAGTCTCTGTCTCTTCACCACTAAGTGTTTCATCCGCCGTAAGGTCTACAAAGTTTACTCCATGTAGCATGTGATGCGCGAAGTCGGCCCGGAGTAGAATACGCTCGACCTCTGGGCAGAACGGGATAACCTCTGGAATCTCCCGTCGCATAGTGCCGAATAGGTCGGCAACACGATCAGTGCATTGCCCGAACATGACTCCGGCCTCGTGCTTCATGTTGACTAAGTTTGCCCCTCTTTGATTTGCTTGGGTGAGAAGGTTGTTGTTGGTCATCAGTTGATGTATCTGCTCTTGTTGATCCGCAAGCCTCTGTTGCATGAGTCGACCCTCGGCTTCAGCTGACTCGAGACGGCCCTTGTACCACATGACCATCTCGAAGAGGACAGTGTTGGATGACGCTGGACTTGGGGCACTCATGGTTACGCTTGTGGGTTACTTGGCAAATTGGAAAGTGAGAAGGTTACGTACCCTCGTAGTGGATACGTACACTTTCCATCCACTCCGTCCCCCCTTGCCCATGGTGGACGGTACACTCTTGGGTACAGTGGATCTAAGTATAGTATAGTGGACGCAAGTCAAATCGGTACTATATAGGAATTTGTATATATACGTACGTGGTCCACACAACGTATAACGTATACTTCAACGTATATACATACGTATACCGTATACCCTACCCCTATCCGTCCGACGGGACCCTCAGATCTATCTACTTCTTCGCCCCCGAAGCGAAGCGTAGGGTGGCGAATGCGGAGCGCTCTAGCGCAGCGAAGCGGAGCGGGCGCGTGGCGGCATCCGCCCCAGCGCGCGATCAGCGCGCTCCAGCTTGGCTGTAATAAACCCAACATCAATGATAATACACAACATATATTAAAAGCGTAGATGACGTAGAGTCATCACAAGTTTTCCATTAAACTATCCAAGTCAAACTCTGGTAACTCGATTGTGTCATCGCTCGTTTCCGACGACACATAATTCATCAGTGTATCGACTGGGATGCAGAAGTCAGCCGCCCTGAATCTCGCTCTTTGACACTCCATGGGGAACTTGATAACAGTGAAACGTCTGAGAATGGGATCGAGGTCTTCCTGGTTGAGAAAACACTGTTCCGGAGTGTAATTACTCAAGACGATGATCTTCTTAGGACGAAGTCCTTGAATACATCCTCCCTTGATCTCACCAGGGAAGGGGTATCTATCGGCCCATTTCTTCAACGATGACGCTGTCAAGTCGTTCTTCGGCGACCACTCCTCGATGGCAACGACTTCTTGATGTCTGTAGCCGTCCCACCACTTGTTCAATGCTTTGGCAAAGTGTTTTGGATATAGTTCCCATAGTAGCCGAGACTTCCCTGTACCGGAAGGGCCGACCCACCATTCATGTTGTAGGTCGCCTTCGAGCGGACGAGCTTCGGGTGCATACAGGGATTCCAGTCTTGGACCATGTACGAGGAACATCTGTGGATCGGACTCTCTAATCGTGTCCATGTCTCCCTTTCTGGCGAGTTCAACGGCGCTGGCGTATCTGGCTGCGTTAGCTGCCCCTCCTTTGATTCTTGCTTCAGCTTTGTCCATTGGGATGTCTCCACATTCGAAGAAGTTTTCATCTTTCGTGCAATAGTCACGGTTTTGCTGAGCCGACCCGTTAGCCACGTCCAGCCGCGCACGAGGAAGCAGCCTCGCGACCGCTTTTCGTTGGCGTGCATTGTGGAAGTATACATATCCTTGTAGGTGTGGAGTTCCGGTCTCGGGAGCCAATTCTCGTCCGTAGACGATGTAGCGAGCGAAGCCCTTGACGATGTTTTGGATGTGCTGCTCATCTTGGTTGTTGTAGTTGTTCAACGTGAAACACCAGGCTCGAAACTTGTTTGTCGGGTTCATTGCAAAATGAAGAGTGGCTATAGCTCCTAGGTCTGGTGGGTTGGCACAGTAGGTGCTCCCCCACATTATTACCTAGGAGCTACTGTGCTGTGCCAAGTTGAAGTTTGGAAAGTATCTGAACTTATTTTAAGATTTTCTAGTTTAAGTCCAGAGCAAACTGTACTTGGCTGGCACTTCCTCTTTTTCTTCAAGTCGAACACGTGGAATTTTCTAAAAAATGCCGCGACGACGTGCTTCTCCGCGATCATCCGTACGTTCGTACAGACGTCGACCTTCTTATCGACGTCGTCCTGTACGACGTCGTGCCAGTGTGGCTCGAGTGTATCCACGGCGCCCTGCGCCTCTTGGATTGACTAGTCTCTCGAAACAGATCCGCAAGGTTCCGTTTCTTATGGCACACATTGATCCGTTCCTCCCCGTGGTTAGGGGAGTGAAGGTACCTGATACCAATACAATGGAATCAGATACCGTTTTGTGTACCGATGAGTATTCGTTTACGATTACGACTGGTACCAATGTTAAGTGTGCAGCATTTAACCCTGCCCTTTTCATGTCGGCCATACGACGCTGTATAGCAGTATCCTCCCGCTTCCACTGCTGTTTACGTCCAAACCAATTTGCTACCTCTGTACCGGCTTGACCGACAAAATTAATTATCGGTTCTATACCCGCTAACGCTTCAAGTCCCATTTTCTCACTCCGGTTTATTTTCCGGCTCAGGCTCAGGAACAGGATCCGGCTTTTTCTTATTTCCCTGTTCCTCCGCCAACTTCTCATTTATTACCGCAACGCGTTCGCGTAACGCGAGAATAACGTCCATATCGGACGCATACACCGGCCCGGGTTCCTGATCATCAGGGACAGTCTCTCCCGGGTCAAACATCGCACCACGAAAGAGCTTAAGCCTCTCCCCTGCCAACAGGAACTGATTAACCATGGCTTCCGTATCGAGATATCCTGTTCTTTCTACGAGCCCCTCGTCATAATGCACTTCTTGCTTTTTCTCGGGCCTACGATACTTACTATAAAACTGCATTTTAATACCCTCCGTAATCGTGATCGACCCTTCCAGGGTTCGACTGTTCAGGCAACGGCCTTATAGCCTTTATCTTATTACCCCAGTGAACGTAAATATTATCCTCGTTTTCCAGAGCAAATATCCTCGTCAGGTACTGGGGATCCGTATGCCCAAACGTACTATCAAGAGAAGGCAGACTAGCAAACTGCCTTCCTAAATGCCAGTAATCCAGAGAATCACGAAAAGCACCTGCCACTATATCGTGCTTGCAACGCATTTCATCATAGCGACCCTGGTATCCCCAGATACCAAGATTTGTCTCTTGAGCCGTTCCGAAATATATTTCCTCGTTCAAAATCGCCTGTTCCGAAAGATTAGCAAACTCCGGATGGTAAAAATCATAACGAGTCTGCCTTAACCACTGCCTGTTGATTCCCTGCTGATACGCAGGCCTCGGAGCTATCGACATAAGACACATAATAAGACCGTACTCTTTAACATGATATTTCCCAACATAATGAGATCCCGCCGCCATTCCATGGCCGGCAAGATTTCCCTGGGGGCTTTCCTCGTCTGTCGAGCTTGTTTTAAGAACTTCTGAGATCGTCACTGGCTGACGAATTCCTCCTATATACTCCGGCCTGTCCAGCCTGTCGTCCGTTGGAGCCTCTCCGAAATGAGCTCGCAGAAATTCCGTATACCTATAGCCAGAGCGCGCATTGCGTTCCAGCCATTTCTGCAACTGCATCGCGGTACGGAACTC